GCGAAGCCCAATGACCCGTGTCGAACATGCCCAGCTCTCCGCCCAAGGGAAGCGTCGGTGTCCTCAGTGCGGTGAAGTCAAGGACATCAAGGAGGACTTCCCTGAGCGCAACACGTCGAACTCTCCAGCTCCGTACTGCAAGCCCTGCCAGCGTGAATGGGGCAGGGCTTATCGGGCAGCCAACAAGGAGAAACTCAATGGGCAGTGGCGCATTCAGAGAGAGGGCCGGATCCAGCGAGATCCTGAGAAGGTCGCTCTTCAGGAGTGGACTGCCTACCTGAAGTGTTACTACCGGATCTCTCCTGAGGACTACGGACAGATGCTGGAGGAGCAGGGTGGCGTCTGCGGCATCTGTGGGAAAGCTCCTGCTGGAAAGCGGCTCGCCGTGGACCATGACCGACGCTGCTGCCCCGGTAAGAGAAGCTGTGGAGAGTGCGTCAGGGGTCTCCTCTGCGGGAGTTGTAACCCGAAGCTGGGGTTCTACGAGATCTTCGAGGAGAAGGCGAGTCAGTGGCGATCCAGACGTGTAAGGAGTGCGGAAAAGTGACGGTGCGGTTGAGCTGGTCAGGGCTGCGAACTCATGAGGATTGCAAACAGCGCAGCCATCTGGCCCGCACGCACAAGCTCGGCACCCTCGACAACAAGCGCAACTTCCTTCCCGGATCGGTGACCGACCGGGTCGTTCGTGACTGGCTGAACAACGACCCGCTCGATCACATCGGTGAGATGCCGTCCATGGTCGACGCCACCATCGAGTCCGAGAAGGAAGAGCTGGTCTCCAAGGGTGAGGGCGTCGTCCGCTGGCGCAACCCCGGGGACCGCAAGCTGGTGGTGGCCGACTGCACCGAGGCGGTGAAGGCCATCGAGCCGATCCTGCTGAAGTACGTCGTGCCGTTCGACTTCGAGGCCGACAAGCACTTCGAGGCGGAGATCATGATTCGTCATCCTCGTACAGGAGAGCCTGAGCAGATCATCCTCAACGGCTACATGGACATCCTCGTGCGTGACGACAAGGGCCGCTGGATCGTCTGGGACGTCAAGCACACCCGGGACGAGTCCTACTGGCGCAAGACTGTCGGCCAGCTCGGGTTCTACGACCTCGCCGTTGAGCTAATGTTCGGTCAGGCCTCCGCCATGACCGGGCTCCTCCAGCCGCTGTGCAAGGAGAAGGTCAAGGCCTACAAGCCCTCGGTCGATTCCAGAAACCAGCTCTTGCAGCGAATCCTTGGAATGGCCAACGACGTCCTGCTGGACATCAAGACCCCCGTCGAGGGAACCGGTCCCTGCGGTTTTTGTCCTACACGTCATGCGTGTACCAAGTTCGAGCCGATCATCGACGCCAAGGGAAAGAAGCGGATGGCGCTCTGAGAGGCGTATCAGGGAAGTAGAGAGGAGCCACCATGGCCAGTACCGAAGATCAGATTCGTGAAATACGCGGTTCCATCGCGCAGGTCCAGAGCAAGAAGGTCCGCGCCGCCGTCGAGCTGGAGAACGCCAAGGCCCGTCTCGCTGATGCCCGCAAGGTGCTGAAGTCCGAGTTCGGGGTGTCCACCACCGAGGAGGCCAAGGCCAAGCTCGCAGAGCTTCGTGCTGAGCTGGACGCCACCGTCGTGGAGGTCGAGGAAGCCCTCGCACTGGCGGGGGCATGATCACCGAGTGGATCTCGTGGGGTGCGCTGGCTGTCGGGCTCACACTGGTTCTCTGGGTGGCCAGCACGATGAAGCCGGGGCCTGCCGAAGAAGAAGATGATGAGGACTTGACTCTTACTTAGGACAGGTCCTATACTAGAGACGTCAACCCAGCTTTACGAAACAAGGCGGTCACCAATGAGCAAGGGCAAGTACGACAAGCTGCGGAGGGGCCTCATGGCCAATCCCATCCCGGTCACCCGGCGTCTTCCCGGCCAGCCCCCGGCACCCATCACCGAGCCTGTGCAGGACAAGCTCCCGCTGGCTGAGGACTTCTCCGACCTCAAGATCTCCCTCACTGACGGGATCCTCGATGTGTCTGTGGCCGAGATCCACCCCGACATCCAGAAGGTGATGGATCAGCACTGGTCGAAGGTCAAGGTCGAAGGTCTGGCCGAGGGCCTGCGCCTGAAGGAGGAGGGCCAGACCAAGGCGCTCACCGGAGCAGCGTCGTGGGCCGAGCGCGCCAACACGTGGATCGCCGGACTCCCGACCGGGCGGTACTTCACCTCCAACGACCTGTTGCAGCACGTCGACCTGCCACACCCGGACGCCGCCAAGCCGAACCAGAACAATGCCGTCGGCGCGATCTTTTCCTCCGCCTCCAAGCGGGGCCTGATCCGCAAGACCGGTGACTACGAGCCGAGCATCCGCGCGGCCAACCGTGGTGCTGTCGTGGCCATCTGGGTCCGGTCGGGCAAGCTGTGAACGGAGACCCGAACGTCCGCTGGCTGGTCGTCACCAACGCCGAGGCCAGCACCGTCAAGCGGTACCTCTACAGCAGCGCCGTGCTCGTTTCCAGTTTCGACAGCTCCTCCCACGACTACCCGGTCCACCTCGTGGTCGTGATGGCGCGGAGCAACGTCGAGTACTCCGCCAACTACCAGTCCGACCGGATGCTTTCCGGCCTGATGGGATCCAAGGTCTACGAGACCTACATCGAGGCTCTGAACGCCATCCTCACCATCGCGACCTGAAAGGAGGCTCGTCATGAAGGCTGCCATCTTCGACATGGACGGCACGCTCGCCGACGTGACGAGCATCCGGCACCATGTGCTGGGGTCCATCAAGAACTTCGACGCCTTCCACCGTGCCAGCGTGGACGTGCCCACCCACCAGTGGGTGGTTGATCGCGCTCGGGCTCTGCACGACGACGGAATCGCCATCCTGATCGTGACCGCCCGCAACCACATGTGGCGTCACCACGCAGTGTGGTGGCTGGCCCTCAACGACGTCCCCAGCGATGCGCTGTGGATGCGCCACGACGACGACCAGCGCAAGGACCGGCTGGTGAAGGAGGACATCTTGAAGCGGATTCTGGAACTGGGGTTCGAACCCATTATCGCGTTCGACGACAACCCCACCGTGATCGACCTCTGGGTGGAGCACGGCATCCCCGTCGTCAACGTGCCCGGCTGGGTGTACTGATGGCTGACATCGCTGGTGTCGACCTCCTGTGGAACGCCGTCCGGCTCAGTGCCGCCGACGCCGCCATGGGAGACCATGTGATGAACCAGCGCGAGATCGTTGAGGCAGCGGTGAAGGCCACCCTGAACTGCCTGCTCGGTAACGGTCTGGTCACGCTGGTCCCTTCCGAGGAGTGGCCGATGTGGCTGAAGATGCACCCGGAAGTGGATGAGGTAAGCCATGAGTGACCAGATGAGCCTGCTCGAACTCAGCGAACTGGAGGACGACCTCGTCCCCGAGATCCTGCCGTCGACGGCGTCGCTGTCGATCAAGGCCGACGTCACCAAGCTGAAGGCGCTGTTCTCACGGGCCAGCAGCGTCACCCCGTTGAAGGAGATCATTCCCGGCACGGCCTACGCGCTGTTCGAGGCACTCCCAGCCACCTCCGATGTGGTGTCGCACCTCCGGATCACGGCCAGCGACGGAGAGCAGACGGTCTCGGTCGTGGAGGATGGGGTCTCGGTCAAGGTGCCGGGCTCGGTCCTGCTGCCTCCCAAGCGGGTGCTGGACATCCTGCGGCTGGCTCCGACCACCACCGTCGACATCACCGTGGTGGGCTCCACCGCGTTGGTGCGCTCGGGCCGGGCCCGCTGGACCGTGCAGGTGCCGGTGGGGGAGATCAACACCTTCGGGCTGGACGAGGTTTCCGGAATCAAGCTGGCTCCGGTGCCGGTGGTGCCCTTCCTGTGCGCCCTGATGGCCGCGCGCAAGGCTGCCTCCACCTCCGCTGCCCGGGTGTCCCTGATGCAGGTCAAGGTCAAGGACTCCGCGATCCTCGCCTGTGACGGGGGACGGCTGCACAAGGCCACCGTGGAGGGGCTCGACCCGACCATGGACACCACCATCCCGGTGAGCACGGTGGACGAACTGATCAAGGCCCTCGACGGGGCCACCGACCTGCTCATGGGCTTCGACGAGCACCATCTGGTGTTCCGGGCCGGGGCCGACTCCATCGTGGCCCAGCGGATGCTCCTGCCGTTCCCGGATGTGCAGCAGCTGCTGCTCGGGCCGCAGGTGACCAACACCATGGGCCTGCTCGTGGACCGGATGGAGCTGTACGAAGCGATCAAGCGGGTGCGGATCAACGCCGACCCCGACATCGCCGTGGTGACCCTGAACATCATCAGGGGGGCCCGTAGCGCCGACGACTGGGCTCTGGAGGTCAGGAGCAAGGACGGGGCCGGGAACACCGCACATGAGGTCATGGAATGCCAGTGGAAGGGCAAGCCGAAGGAGGTGTCCTTCAACCATCACCACCTGACCGACCTGCTGGAGGTCTGCGTGGCCGACACCCTGATCCTGAAGCTGGGTGGCGACACCAAGGCGAACCGCACGCCGCTGCTGGTCGACGACACGGACGCTGGGGTGATGGGCATTGTCCAGCAGGTGACGAACCACTGGCAGTAGGTTGTGCGTAGTCGCGTTGCGACGACTGGGAGCCCGGAGGTGTTTCGATCCCTCCGGGCCTTCGTTTGCCCGGCGATAGGTTGATTCCTGAAACCAGTTGACATGCCCACCGGAAGTGACTATAGTTAGGGACAGGTCAACAACCCACAGGAGAACATCATGGCTGCCATTCCCACCGGTCTCACGCAGGCCGATCTCGACCGCTACGCCCAGCTCGACGCAGGCATCGCGGCGCTCTCCGAGGAGCACAAGGTCCTCAACGCCAAGATCAAGAAGGCCCACCTCGACGCAGGTCTTTCCGGAAAGAAGACGCTGGTCTACCCCAGCTCCAAGTACGGCTCGATCATCGTCAAGCTCAACGAGCAGCGTCGGTTGAACCTCGCCGACCTGACGGAGAACTACCCCGAGGATGACTTCCCGGAGTTCTACTCCTCCGCGCTGGACACCAAGAAGGTCCCCGCCGACGTGCAGGACGAGTTCCGCACCGTCATCGTGCAGACCCTGTTCATCGACCGGGAGAACGCCGAGCCGGTTGTCTCACCGAAGCGCGTGCAGGTCTGATGGTTGAGACCATGACGGTTCGCAGCGAGGTCCGGGGAACCGGGTCTCAGCTGCGGATCTTCGCCCGCATGACGGGCACCCAGACCCAGCGCACCCTGCGCATGGACGGGAAGCGTTCCCTCACCCAGAACCTCACCACAGCAGCGCTGATGGTGGGCCGGGTGGAGGCCAAGAAGCAGGGCACCGATCCTGCCTCTGTGCGGGTCGTTCAGCAGTTGGAGGATGGCTATGGGCACGTCGCCCTTCTGGAGGGGCTGTGAGGTCGGCAGGGACCATGGTCGAGACCTACACCTGTGCTGACTGCCTCGACACGCTGATACTGGCCATGCTGGAGACCTACGGGAGTGCCTACGTCCTCAACATCAAGACCGAGCTGGAGCTGCCCTGCAAGAGCTGTGGGCTTCCCGCCATCGCGGTGGTGACTCGGCTGTGAAGTTCCCATGGCAGCACAAGCCCACTCCAGCCGAGCTGGCGGTCGAGGAAGCCATCTCGCAGGCTGTGCACGAGGTGTTGTCCAAGAGGGACGCCATGCTGGAGGAGATGTGCGTCCAGATGCTCCTCGAAGGCAAGAGGGGCCTCAGGGTCGTCGAGTACGCCGACAAGATCACCGCTGAGCTGACCGATGATGTGCCCTACGGGGAGATCCACTGGCATCAGGATCTCTACAGTCCGGCGCTGCTGCACACGCAGATTTTGTTCGAGCCGAAGTCGTAAAGCTCTATGTAACCTTTAACTAACTACCCCCGTAGGGGGAGTAAGGGATCCCAGATCGTGGGGCTCTGATCGAGCCATGGTTGAGTTTTCGTGTCGCTGCGGCGTATCAACGAACGTGCGCCTCTTCCCATACCCCAGCTCCGGAGACAGTACGGCTGTCATCGGGTGGATGAAGGGCAACGCCAACCGGTACCTGCACACGTTCCGCAGGACCAGCACCCCGCTGCCTCCGGTGGAGCTGCTGGAGGACTGGATCTTCGAGGTCAGCGTGAAGCTCCACCGACCTTTGGGCGCTACCGAACGGTCCTTCCTCCACACCGCCAATCAGGCCCACGATGCTGCGGTCTACGCGCTGGAGAACTACGACCCGGAGCATGAGTGCTTCGAGAAGGCCCGTCGCGGTGGCTGCCGGTCCAAGCGGGTCTCACCCCTGCTGGGGATCGTGCGGGATCTGGCCTACATGAGCGCGGCGCAGGTGGCTGCGAAGCTAGGGATCTCCCGGCAGCACGCGACCCGGCTGCGGAAGCGGGTGGGCTCCAACCCTCCACAGGACGTTTCCGAAAAAGAGATAGATGCGCTTATCGGGCACCCGGGTTGGGTTGGGACCGAAGTCAGGCGTATCAACAGGTATGGACACACTGGATTCGCTGGTCATCAGGGCCCGCCAGCGCCGCAGGCAGATCGACGTGGCGCAGGGCGAGGTCCGGGCGGTGCTGACCCGGGGCAAGGAGCTGAGCGCGGAAGTGGCCTCACTGGGCCAGTCCGTGGAGGAGCTGGACCGGGTCACGATCCTGCTGAACTCGCTCGGGGAGGAGCGGCAGCTCGCCGCCCAGTCCAGCATCGAGGAGCTGGTCACCCGTGGCCTGCGGATGATCTTCGACGACACCCTGAGCTTCCACATCACCCAGTCCGTGCGGGGCAAGACCCCCGTGGTCGAGTTCGTGGTGCGGACGACGTTGGGCAACGACGTCATCGAGACCCCCGTGATGGACGCCCGGGGCGGTGGCCTTGCCGCCGTGATCGGGTTCCTGCTGCGGCTGGTGGTGGGTCTGATGGGGCGCGATCCCCATGACGCCTCCCTGCTTGTGCTCGACGAATCGTTCGCGCACGTCTCCGCCGAGTACCTCGAACCGTTGGGCCAGTTCCTGCGGGAGGTCGTCGACAGGACCGGGGTGCAGATCATCCTCGTCACCCACCAGCCCGAGTTCGCTGAGTACGCCGACCGGGTCTACAACTTCTCCACCACCGACGGCAAGACCATCGTGAAGGACGTTTCCTGAAATGAACTACGTCTACGGCTGGGCCTACCCCGACGACCTTGAGGACATGGTCGTGTGCGGCTTCCTCAACGTGGAGGCAGCTCAGCGTTGGTTGAAGGTGTGGTCTGATCCGGGGGAGGTCGTGATGGTCCGCGTGGTGACCAGCCACGGCGAGTGGGACATGTCCACCGTCGAACTCGTGAAGGGCCTGTGATGCCCAAGAGCTTTGACTCCGGGATGCCTCGCAGGGTCTTGCGCTGGGCCCACGAGCACGGCGGTGTGCACAACGACTGCCTCATCTCCGGGACCCCCTGTGAGAGCTGCGAGACGGTCATCATCGCTTCGTTCGACCACTTCTACGGCCACGCCTCCGACATCGGTGCAGTGCTGGCCATGGTCATCGCGGACTATCGGCAGGACCTCCTTGCCGACGAACAGGAAGACCCCTGTGCCTGAGAACATCAAGATCCACGCCTCCTTGCTGGTGGCAGCTGCACTGGTGGCAGCGATGTGCCTGTACGGCTTCTGGTTCTACAGCCACTGCTTCTACGCCCCATTACAGGACTCCCCTGCCGGGTGCCTCGGCTCCTTCGTGAGCGGCAAGTGATGAGCGACGCCGACACAGCCCCGCTGGCCCTGAAGTACCGGATCAATGATACTGTGCTTGGAATGAATGACATTGTGTTTCAAGGCCACATGGTTGAGCGCGGAAACAAGGACCCTGAGGTGTGGTTCTGGCCATTCGTCGTCAAGGAAGACTCAGGGTGTTGGACGTGGTCCAGAGGAACTCGGTCGGGCGGAATCGGCTCAGTTCGGGATCGCCGTATCGGAGGAGACAAGCCAGCTCACGCAGTTGCCTACTCATTGACTCATGATCTGGACTACGACGACTTCGGTCCCCTTCGTCGGCTGTGTGTCACCAAGCTCTGCTGCAACCCGGATCACTACCGTCCGAGGCTGACTTCGATGTTCGATGTGGACGGGGTGCGGAAGTGCTTCCGCTGTGGAGAATCTAAGGCGCTGGATGAGTTCACACTGAACAAGACATGCACCAGCGGTCGAACTTCTATCTGTAAGAGCTGCACCAACACCTACCACAGGGAGTGGGCGGACAATCCAGAGAGAAAGATCGAGGCCAGCTACCGGAACCGGAAGACTCACCTTCTGCGCTGGTTCCATCTGACTGAGGAGCAGTTCGATGCCCTCCTTGCTGCACAGGACGGCGTCTGTGCCTGCTGTGGCACAGACCAGTGGGGCAGCCCTAGTGGGGTGCCCGCTGTGGATCACGACCACTCCTGCTGCCCGGGAAAGCGGTCCTGCGGGAAGTGTGTACGTGGCTTGCTGTGCATGTCATGCAACACCTTGGCTGGAGCGTTCGAGCATCCGAAGAAGGACATGATTCTGGACTATCTGGAGCGCACCCATGGAACCTACTGAGCCTCTTGCATTGCGTTATCGCCCGACCCAGTTTTCAGAAATGGTCGGACAGAGGATCAACGCTTTGGTCCTGCAACGGATGGTGGACACCGAGCGGGTGCCACACGCCCTGCTCTTCTCCGGCCCGAGCGGGGTGGGCAAGACCACAGCCGCTCGGGTGCTCGCCTCCCAGATGGGAGCCTCCGACGTGATCGAGGTGGACGCGGCCAGCAACGGTGGGGTCGACCAGATCCGCAAGCTGCTGGACGTCACCCGGTTCTCCACAGGTGGCTTCCACAGGCTGTTGATCCTCGACGAGGCGCACAGCATCACCCGGCAGGGCTTCGAGGCCCTCCTGAAGACGCTGGAGGAGCCCCCCGGCAACACCGTGTTCGTGCTGGTCACCACTGAGCCCCACAAGATCCCCGGCACCGTGCTGAGCCGTCTGGTGGAGTTCCAGTTCCGCTCCGTGCCGGACGCCGACGTGCTGGACCGGATCATGGTCGTCTCCCAGCAGGAGGGCATCCACGCCGAGTTCGACCTGATCAACCACATCGTGCGCAAGGCAGGCGGCAACGTCCGCACCGCGCTGATGGCGCTGGACCAGTCATGGAGGGCTCAGGTGACCACTCTGGTCGACTACCTGCGCCTGACCGGTGAGCACGACCCGGCACCGTCCCTGCTGGAGGCCTGCTCCTCCGGTGACCACGCCCGTGTCTTCGAGGTGCTGGACTCCCAGCTGTCCTCAGTCGGCTCACCGGGCCAGATCACCGCCGAGCTGATCTCCTGCCTGCGGGATCTGCTGGTACTGCGCGCCGGAGGCACCCTGAAGGCCACGGGGGAGGACTACGAGGTCCGTCACGGGCTGGCGATCAAGCTGGAGCCGGAACGGCTGCTGGCCGCGATCCGGGTGCTCTGGGAGGTCAAGACCAAGATCCGCTCCGACGACCCCAGAGGGGTGCTGGAGATGGCGCTGGTGCTGGTCACCGAGGCGTTCACCAAGGGCCGCGACATCATCCCGAAGGTGATGAAGCTGCCGGAGTCCGGGACTCCCCCGGTGCTCACCAACGGCGCACAGACACCCCGCAGGATGAGTCTGTCGGATCTTCAGAGGTTCACTCCTGCCTCCTCTGTGAGCCCCTCATGAACGTCGTGCTGACCTCCCTCCTGACCAAGGAGGTCGATCCCATGCGGGGCCGGAAGTGGGATGCTGACCCGTCGATTCTGGAAACGTGGGCAGCGTCCATCAAGGGCGCAACACCTGTCGTGATCGCCGATGAACTCACCACAGCCCCGCAGGGGGTGCAGCTGGTCAACTCCTCCGTGCTGGAGTCCCCCAACGTCCCCTCCGGAGGCCCGTACTTCAACCGGTGGGTCTACTTCCTCCAGTGGCTCTACCTCAACGCGCACAGCCTCGAATGGGTGTGGCTCACCGACGGTTCGGACGTGGTCATGCTCCGGGAGCCATGGGACCAGATGAAGAAGGGTGTCCTGTACGTCGGCAGCGAGGAGCAGCACCTCGTGGGATGCGACTGGATGCGCAACATCAACCACCACCCCTCCTCCGCTGAGCAGCTGTTCATCGACAACCACTCCTCCCTCCTGCTGCTCAACGCCGGGCTGGTGGGCGGTCACGTCACGACCGTGCAGGCGTTCCTCGCTGCACTGCTGGTGCAGTGGGCCGGGGCGGGCTTCCCGGCCAAGTCGGACATGGCGATCTTCAACTACACGGCGTACTGCAACGCTCCCGACCCTGTCATCACCGGAGAACAGGTACACACCACCTTCTGGGCCAACGCCGACAACGGCACAGCGTGGTGGCAGCACAAGTGATCACCCCCGAGAAGGAGTTCTGATGCACCAAGAAGCAATGCGCTGGGTCCGGCAGTGGGAGACCCATGATCCTGAGATGATCGTGGTCGAGCTGGGCTCCCGCAACACCAGTGGCAGAGGAATCCGCCAGTTCTTCAAAGGCACCCAGTACGTCGGGATCGACGCGGTGGCTGGCCCCGACGTGGACATGGTCGTCAACGCGGCCACCGTGCGTCTCAGCAAGCCGGTGGATCTGGTGCTGTGCTGTGAGCTGCTGGAGCACACCCCGTACTGGCGCGAGATCCTCAACAACGCCTTCTTGATGCTGAAGCCGGGTGGGCGTCTGGTCGTCACCTGCGCAGGCCCTTGGAGAGCTGTCCACGGTGTCAACAACGACGATCCGGACCAGCCCGGCTGGTATGGCAACGTTCCCATCAGTGCACTGAGCCGGGTGATGGAGGCGCAGGGCTGGGGAGACATCTGGGTACGTGAGGTGGAACACGCCTCCACCGAACTCGGAGGCACGGACAGTCAGGCGACGGCGGTCCACCCATGACGACCAAGGCCATCTTCCTCACTGCCTACGACCGGCCCGAGCTGCTGGCTCGCACCATGCGGTCGTGGGAACTCGTCCGGGGTGTGCTCGGGCTGCCCTTCCTCGTCATGATCGAGCCGGGACCCAAGGCGGAGGAGTGCGCCGCTGTCGTTGAGGCCTCCTTCGTTCGGATGGGCCACCTCGCATCCCACGTCGTGGTCAACCCCACCCGTTACGGAGTCCTCCACCACCCGTGGGTGGGTTTCGAGAAGATGTTCAAGAACTACGACTTCGTCATCCGGGCGGAGGACGACCTGTGTGTCTCCGATGACGTGCTGGAGTACTTCGACTGGGCGGAGGCAGCCTTCAGGGACGATCCTGCTGTGGCCACGGTGCACGCCTACTCCGACGGCCCCGGCTCCGATCCCGAGGTGGTGCTGGTCCTGCCTGAGTTCAACCCATGGATCTGGGGCACGTGGGCGGACAGCTGGCACGGTGTGATCGGCCCGACATGGGACCACGACTACTCGACCTTCAACGGGACCCCCGGCAACCAGTCGGGATGGGACTGGAACCTCAACACGCGGATCTTCCCCCAGTACCACCTCACAGGGGTGTTTCCTGAAATGAGTCGTGTTGACAACATCGGCGTCCATGGCGTCCATGGCACAGCGGAGAACTTCCGCACCGCCGAGAGCTTCAGGCCTCTCCACGCGAGTGGGGGGTATCAAGTGAAGGGCCGATCTTCAGAGGTGTGACGAGTCTGCCTCCCGAAGATGGTGCCCCCGAGCTGGGCCCTGCTTTCCGGCTGCCTACCTACATCATGGACAAGCCCGAGCTGGTCCAGATCTTCGAGGAGTCCGTCCGGAAACTTCAGGCGGAGTCCCGAGGGATGCCGATGCACACCGTGCAGGAGTTCCTGCTGGAGCGGATCGCCACCAAGTATGTGCTCCTGAAGTACCGCGAGATGTACGGCGCGGAGGCCAACGGCCACTACGTCGGGGTGAACGCCGAGAAGGACGCCAACGCCCACTGGCTGGATCTGGTCAAGGAATGGGACAAGGTCTTGGCCACTGGACAGGAGCAGATGCGCGACGCCTTCCTGAAGGAGTTCACGAGCATCGCCCTCCGTGGTGTGGAGCTGGTCGAGGACAAAGAAACGCGGCAGATGCTGACGCGCCACTTCAAGGAGCAGTTCGCTGCTGCTGGCTACTGAAAGAGGATCCATGGACGCAAACGAGACTGACCTGATCCTCAAGCTCGCCGCTGCGGGCCCGTGCTCACTGGACTCCTCCCCGAAGAAGAACTGGGTCGAGAAGGCCGGGGGCCTGCCGAACTACATCTGCCACATCGCCAAGGGCATCATGAAGTCCGGCAAGTCCAAGGGACAGGCTATTGCCATTGCCGTTTCCCGGGTCAAGGTGTGGGCAGCGGGTGGCGACAAGGTGGACAAGGACACGCAGGCGAAGGCCGCAGCTGCTGCGTCGGAGTGGGAAGCCCTGAAGGGCAAGAACGCCTCCAAGAAGATCGTCAAGGCCTCCCGTCACGACGGATTCCAGTACCTGATGCTGACCAACATCGGCTCGTTCAACACCGACATGATCCGCAGCGCGTGGAACGCCCGTGAGCGCGAGATCCGCAAGGCCAAGGAAGCTGCCCACCGCGCCGAGAACGGCGACGGGCCGTTCTCCATGGAGGCTGCGGCCCCAATGCACAACTACAGCTGGATCCGGGAGCTGTGGACCGACTACATCATCGTCGAGGTCGAAGGTCACGAGGGCACCGAGTTCTACAAGGTCCCCTACACCGTGGAAGGCACCGACGTGGAGTTCGGCGACCCGACCGAGGTCAAGCAGGAGTGGGTCGACTCCCCCGAGGAGGACAAGCTCTCCGAGGCCGAAGAGGGCCTGCTCGAAGACGTCATCAACATGAAGAACAGCGACCCCAGCTTCCTCGCGAAGATCCAGAAGATCGCGCAGCGGGGGTAGCCCGCGTGCTGTTCAGTGGACCCAACGCTCTGACGACCTCCTTCGACGTCGAGGTCGAGTACAAGCCACGGTCGGCGGCGGAGGACCTGTTCGTGGAGGAGCCGGTCCCCCTTCAGGTGTTCGTGCAGGACAAGGCCTACCTCGGAGCCACCGACTGGATGCTCTCCGACATCCAGTACGAGCTGGTCCGGGTGATCGAGCGGGTCTACCTCCAGCAGACCTTCACCGACATGGGCTCATGGTTCGGCGGCTACTGGGCCAAGCCGTACCCGATGAAGAACCTGATCGTTGCCGAGTGGGGCAAGGGCGGTGGCAAGGACTCCACCGTGCGGGTCGCAGCCATGCGGGTCGCCTACCTGTTGATGTGCCTGCGCTCCCCCCAGCGCTACTTCAACATGCCGGAGGACGACTCGATCCACATCCTGAACATCGCGGTCAACTCCGCACAGGCCAACCGCGCCTTCTTCGAGCCCCTGACTCGGATGGTGAAGCGCGGCTGGTTCAAGGACAAGGCCGAGCCCAAGCGCGACACCATCGAGTACGCCAAGAACATCACTGCCATCTCCGGCCACTCCGATGCGGAGTCGCAGGAAGGCCTGAACATCATCCTCGGGGTCGCCGACGAGATCGACGCGTTCAAGGCCAAGGGCGAGATGATCGGGCAGGGCAACAAGGCCCGGGAGGCGAGCACCTCCGCCGAGTCGATTCTGAAAATGATCAAGACCTCCGCGTCGACCCGTTTCCCACAGAACTACAAGCGGGTCGCGATCTCCTACCCCCGCTACCTCGGTTCCACCATCCAGCAGCTAGTGGCCGAAGCCGAGCAGGACATCGCTGAGGTCGGATCTGAGCAGTCGATCTACTTCGCCTCCGGCCCATACGCCACATGGGACGTCAACCCACGTATTTCTGGAAAAGACGCCTTCGCGTCGGACTACCGCAAGGACCCGGAAGAGGCTGCGGCCAAGTACGAGTGCCGCCCCTTCCGAGCCACCGACTCCTACTTCCGCAACCCGGCGATCTTCCGGATGGCCGTCGACCGTCCGGACCAGCCCATTCAGGTCGACTACGAGGTTGTCGAGACCACCAGCAAGGCCACCGGCCAGACCGTCCGTGGGTGGGAGCCGGTCTTCACCTTCGCCGCCGACTTCCACCCTGTCGCCGGAGCCCGCTACGCCATGCACGGTGACCTCGCGGTCACGGGCGACCGGGCCGGGATCGCCATGAGCCACGTAGAGCACTGGGTTGATCAGACCGAGACCATGGAGGACGAGACCGGCTTCGTCTCCGCCTACACCACCACGGCCCCCCACGTCCGCAACGACTTCACCATCAGCCTCTCCGCCGACATCGCCGCCGTCGACCACGAGCGGGGTGAGGTACTTCCCCGGGAGATCCAGATCCGCTGGGCCCGCAAGCTCTGCTTCGAGCTGATCAAGCGCGGCTTCTGGATCGGGTCCTTCACCTTCGACGGCTTCCAGAGCGTCGACACGATCCAGATCCTGACCTCCCACGGCATCCTCTCGGAGCGCGTTTCCACCGACCTGAAGCCCGACCTCTGGAAGACCCTGAAGGACGTGGCCAGCGACAGTCGGCTCAAGATGCCGTTCAGCCAGCGGCTCCAGAACGAGCTGGAGGGCCTGTCCCGAGTTAATGGCAAGGTCGATCACCCCGTGAACGGGTCGAAAGACGAAGCAGACGCCTTCGTGTGCTCTATCGTGGGGGCTATCGGTATAGGCGGCGAGGAAACCCCCGACGGCGAGGCCATCGACTCTGGCGGCTCACTGTTCATGTTGGGGGAGCAGCTGGCTCCACTGGAGTATGGACAGGGAGCCTTCGAGCTTCCATTCGGCATGAAGGGGATGAGCATCGGTGTCTAGTACCGCTGTAGAGGACAAGAAGAAGCCGTCCGAGCTGTACTCCGAGATCCCGGAGTTGGGCTACGAGCAGGGTGTGGACTCCTCCTTGGCGTACACCACCCCGTTCAACCCCGTCGCCATGGGCCTGAAGAAGACCCCCTCTGAGGACCTCAACGAGGTGCTCAAGGACGAGTACAACGTCACGCGCCCCACCACCCGCCAGCTCGTCACCATGCGCCGTCTGGACGGCCACGCCCGAGCCCTGTACCGCCTCCTGACGCTGCCGATCCGCGCCTCGCTGGTGTCGGCCACCTTCAAGCCCGCAGACGGCGGAGAGGCCGAAGGAGAGTTCATGGAGGCCGTCTTCCGGACGGCTCCGGCCAACGGGGGCATGACCACCACCTTCCAGCGCTTCATGGGCCAGATGCTGGGAGCCCTGTTCGAGGGCTTCTCCTGTTTCGAGAAAGTGTTCTGGGTTCCCACCAAGGGTCCGCTCAAGGGCAAGTACACCCTGAAGAAGCTGGCCTACCGTCCCTCCGACACGATGACCTTCGTGGCTGACAAGACCGGTGGGTTCGCCGGGCTCCGCCAGCGTGCTGTCGTCGGTGGCAAGGTCACCGACGTCTTCATCGAGCCGGAGTACGCGTTCTACTACTCCGCGCAGGAGGACGAGCGCAAGTTCTACGGCGTCTCCTTCTTCGAGTCCGCGTTCCCGCACTACGACGCCAAGGCCAAGGCCTACTTCACTGCCCACCTCGCAGCCCAGCGGGCAGCTGTAGGCACCCGGATCGGCACCGTCCCCCCGAATGCCTCCCAGAACGCCAAGACCGAGTTCGCGCGGAACCTGAGCAGCCTCGCGCTGGCCCAGTGGATGATGATGCCCGAGGGCTTCAAGGTTGAGGTGCTGAAGGAGGGCGGGACCTTCGACTTCCTGAACCTCATCAACCACCACAACCACATGATGAGCGAGTCGATCCTAGCGGCCTTCTTCGACGCCGACACGGGCGGTGGCTCCGGTGAGTCCGGCTCATTGGTGAACTTCGCCACCCCCGGTGACGACATGTTCGTCTTGATGCTGCGGGCGATCATGGACGACGTCGCCAACCAGATCAACCACTACATCATCCCCCAGCTGATCGATTACAACTTCGACGGTGGCAAGTACCCGACCTTCACGTGGGGCACCTTCACCGACGAGCAGCGCTCGGCCATCGCAGCCACCTTCGACAAGCTCGCCACCTCCGGGCAGTCCATGAACGTCTCCGAGGAGTTCATGCGCGAGCTGGAGAAGACGCAGGCCAAGGAGATGGGGCTGGAGATCGACTGGGAGCTGGTCGAGGCCCGGGAGGCAGAGGAGAAGGCCGTAGCAGCAGCCCAGTTCGCTGGCGGTGGAGTCGGCCCCGATGGTCAGCCCCTGCCGGGAGCCGCACCCGATCCTGCACTGGCAGGAATCGCCGGAGCACCCGGAGATGTCACCAATGCCGAGCTGGGTGGCGCACAGGACCTGACCGACGTTTTGGGAATCATGGCCAAGAAGGCAGACAAGGCCGCTGGCGCAGGATCCTCCACACCGCCCCCCGCTGACCCAGCCCTCAAGGCGAAGAAGACGGTGAAGCTGTCTGGCATCACCGATGACATGTTCGACTGGGCGCTCCAGATGGTAGGGATCGCAGGAGAGGACTACAGCGATGGCTGACGCACCCACCCCGGCAGTGGGAGTTCGCCGGGTACGCACCACCGAGGGGGCCCGGTTCTTCGGCCTCCCGGTCGGAGGCGAGATCGGCAACCGCTACGACCCCAACATGAAGGCTGCCAAGCGGGCTACCTCCCTCACCCGGCTGACCAGCCTCCAGCGCCAGTTCGCAGTGGCCAAGAAGACTGGCAACCTCTCTCAGATGCGCTCCGTGCAGGAAGAGTTCACCATCGCGGTGAAGGACTACGCAGCCACCAACGGCCAGCTGACCGACGTCCTCAGCGCGCTGGTCGGGTCCCGGGGACGGTCGGACATGGCGATAGACAAGCAGAGCCTGAAGTCCTGATGGCCAGCTTCGGGGAGCAGTTCGAGGCTTCCCGGAAGACCAACCAAGCCATCAGGGCTCTGGAGGTGTCTGTCCGGATGCGGATCGCAGAGGCCTTTGCGGATTGGGTAGACGGCAGGCACAGCGACCAGTCCGTGCGCTGGGCGATGGAGGCCATCATCCGTGACGCCTACCGCTCCGCCGCAGCTGTCGGTCTTGCCCACCTGTCTGCACAGGCCGGGGTCCCCCGATGGAAGCCCACCGGGATGAGGGTCGAGGTGCTGCGCTCGGCGTACCTCGACGGTCTACTGGAGGACGTCCGCAAGAACCTTCGTGAGTACAAGGCCGGACCCCACGACGACGCCGCCCGAGCACGCTTCGTTTCCAGAATCGCCCACAGCGCTGGAGTGGCAGCCAGCAGAGGTCACACCGATGCTCTCCTGCGAGGAGCCCGGGAGCTGGTGGACACCTACGGCTTCGTCGTGCGCAAGGTGTGGCGAGCCAACTTCGTCAACCATGTCCCCTGCGAGCTGTGTGGGGCACTGGAGGGCACGGAAGTGGGTCTCGGGGAGGAGTTCCCCTCCGACAATCGGCTGAAGGTCTACGGGGACCTGAAGGGCCCCCCGCGCCACCCCCGGTGCATGTGCTGGCTGGTGATCCTGATCGAGGGGCTGGAGAACTACAACGACTCGACCACCGAGGACAGCACCACCTCTGAGCGGGAGACGTTGTCCACCGATGAGGTCCAGAAGATGAGCCCCGGCTTCTTCGTCAAGATCGTCCACTGGCTCCGGAAGCTGGTCAGGACGCTGAGGAGTGCAGATGAGTGAGCTTCCACAGGCCCATGAGACCGTCCGGGTCACCTTCGACACCTACCTCGGAGCCGCTGAAGGACTCCTTCTGGTGCTCGAAGATGCCCGGGTCACCGAGTGTGTCTACAGCTTCACAGGGCTCTCCCCGAACAGGATTCTGAAGATGGGCCTCACCCTCCAAGGTGACGTGGCCGATCTTCTAAGGCGTGTGGAGCTGATTTCGGGTTCTCACACGGAGTGACTTCCAGTGCTTTCAGAATCTCTCTGCTGAGGACAACCACATTGACCGGCACAACTGGCGACCCGCTGATCTTGGAGCTGGCCCGAAAGGTCACCCTCGCAGCTCGGGGAAGCAAGACTCGGTACGTCCGCACCCCTGAAGGCTCCCGCAAGTACGGCCTGCCCATCGGTGCACCGATCACACTGGATGCGGTCAAGCGCGCTGCGATCAGGCACCCGGGCATGGTCGCCCCCGAGGACAGCGCCACCGGGAACGGTTCCTCGACGAACGCTCCCAGCTCCGCCGCCTCCAAGCCGTCCATCGAGGCCCTCACCAAGGCCCTCACCCTGCCCGAGTCCGACAGTCCGAAGATGGTCACCCCCAAGGGAGACCAGAAGGTCAGCGTCGGCGGAGCCACGTTCAACTTCCCCTCCGGTTCCAAGGTCTTCCGGCCCAAGAAGAACCCGGATGGCTTCGCAGTGGTCCGGGACCCCAACTACGATCTGGTGCTGATCACCTCCAACGGCACCGCCAGCGACATCTCCGGTGAGTCCGAGCACGTCCTGAACGCCCGACTCGACGACATCGGCCCGAACGACTCCGAGTTCAGCTCTGAGGAACTCGGTGCTCCCGCAGGGGATGCTGGGAAGCCCTCAGCAGGGTCTCCAGACCCCAACGCGCCCGACACGGCGGATACCACTGACTACGCCCAGTTCCCGTCCTACAAGGACGTTCCTGACTACCTCGACGACAAGTACATCGCCAAGGTGGTCAGCGGCCTGAAGGCCACCGGGATGGACGAGACCACCCTGAAGGCGCTGGAGGACCAGCTCCACAAGCAGAACTCCGACATCAAGGACCGCTGGACCGAGGTCAACGACCCCGACACCCACGCCCAGCAGAAGAAGATCAAGGAGATCGAGGACCAGATGGCCGCGCTTCAGGCGCAGCTGGAGGACCTGAAGACTCCGAAGCCGAACCCGACCCCCGGCAAGAAGCCTGCTCCCGACGAGGGCACGCCCCCCGCCCCCGACTACTTCGGCAACCCCAAGGGCACGGACTACGCCAGCACCCCTGCGCCGAAGGTCGACGGCGCTTCCGCGCGCAAGAAGAACGCCACGGACAAGGCGGTCTCCACCGACATCGCGGCCAACGGCATCGACGGTGAGAAGACAGCCGCGAAGCCTGCCGAGCCCAAGAAGCCTGCCGAGCCCAAGAAGCCTGCCGAGCCCAAGAAGCCTGCCGAGCCCAAGAAGTCCACCAACAAGGAGCTGGCGACCACGCAGGCCGCTTCAGTGCTGAACACCCTCAACGACGGCCCGCTGGACTCGAACAACCCGGACCATCAGGCCATGGTCGACTCGTGGGAGAAGTACCTCGACGCCAACCCCGATGTCGCGGATGCCCTGACCCCGAAGCCCAACGCCCCCGAGACGAACCCGGAGCACGACAAGCAGCTCGCTGGGCTGGAGAAGGAGGCCCGCAAGAACGCTCTGGGCCTCGCCTCCACCGAGATCGGTGGCCAGAAGGTCTGGGCCCGCCGCAACCGCCAGACCGACAGCTTCGAGTACTCCGTCGAGGACGTTTCTGGAAATGACAACGTCTTCAAGACGCGCGAGGAGGCTCTCGCTCACGTCGCTGCGAACATGCCCGAGCCTGCCCCTGAGGACCACGTCTCCAAGCGGGACACCACCAACCTGCCCCCGGCAGAGATGACTCCCGACGAGATCTCCGCGACCATCGCCGACCTCGAAGCAGGACAGGCCGAGTTCGGCTACATCAGCCCGGAAGGGGAGAAGCGCCTCTCCGAGCTGAAGGCTGCCAAGGGTGGCAAGAAGCGCGCCCCCAAGGAGGCAGCTCCCGCTCCGGTCGAGCCGGTGGTCGGTGAGTCTGGAGTGAACACCGACCCGAACATGAAGGACTACTGGACCAAGGGCGACATGGACACCCACGGCATCGCGCCGGGGCTGCCCGATTTCCCGCAGCAGGCCGTGAGCCGGTCCCAGATCTTGGAGGCCAAGCCCGGAGACAAGTTCCTGCTGAGCCACCCAGACGACCCGGAGCACAACTCCCTGTGGAACGTCGGCAAGGACGGCTACGCGCACTCGATCTCCGAGGGCGGGGATCCCATGCCTGCCCCTCTCACCGAGTTCGCGGAGACCATGGAGTTCGGCTTCCAGATCCACCCGTTCAAGGGCAACAGCAAGAACAAGAACCCCAAGCCTGACCCGGTCCCCGGCGACGTCGCCACGGAGACGTGGACTGCCAGCGCGCCCGAGGGTGCCTCCGTCCAGTCCAGCAACGGCCTGATCGGTGTGAAGGACCGGGAAGGCAAGTGGACCACCGCCATGGGCCCTGTGGCTCCGGACTACTTCGACCCCGCAGACGTCAAGGATGACGACTCCGCCGTGGTCAGCCCGACACCCACCCCGGACCACCCTCTCGGGGCCACCCGGCAGATCTCCTCTGCTGAGGACCTCAAGCTGGTGCAGGTGGGAGACTCTCTCGCGTTCAAGGACAGCGCCATGACCGGGACCAAGAACTCTGACGGCACATGGACGCTGGAGAACGACGGACTGGTCTGGAAGATGGACGATGCCAGCATTCTGGCATCGGTGGAAACTCCCGGAACCACGTGGTGGCACGTCCCCAATCAGGAGCTGGCGGGCGATGAGCCCAAGAAGAACTGGAAGCCCGGGGAGGCCATCAAGCGTCTCGGTGACCTGCTCGCACAGAAGGTCGGCACCAAGCTCCGCTACAAGTTCAAGAAGCCCAAGCCCGATGGCACTGCCGAGTCGGTCTATGTGGTGTACCCCGACGGGAAGCTCAAGAAGGATGGCAGCGCCCACTCCTTCGACTACTGGACCCTGAAGTCCTCCGTCGCCAGCGGGCAGATCTCCGTGCTGGAGGTCCCGAAGGACGACGTCGTCCTCAATGAGCCCGACGTACCCGCCATCACCAAGGTCGAGGACTACACGGTCGGCGACAAGATCGCCGACTACAAGCACCTGAAGGCGATGAAGGCCGGGGATCAGATCACGATGACGATCCCGTCGTCCAAGAACGGTGGCCAGCCGACCGCCGTGGTGCTGACCCGCACCGACGACAACAAGGACTCCGCAGGCTTCATGTTCCTCGTGGGCAAGAAGGGTGCGGGCTACAACGCTCTGGGCGAGAACAACGCGTCCATCTTCCAAGCCATCTACGACGGTCGTGTGCACTTCGGAGACATCACCCAGCTGCCGGATGCTTCCGACAAGGAGCTGATGGACAGCGGCGACTGGAGCACCGTCGCCGACATCCCGCTGTGGGATGGTGGACCTCTCGTTTCCGAAAAGGATCTGCGTACCTTCATCGACGCCCAGATCTACTCCCGCGCCATGCAGGGCTCGTACTACAACACCGACCTGCTCCCCTCCAACAGCCCCTTCAAGTCCGCCTCCCTGCGCAAGCAGATGTCCAAGATGGCCATCAAGGAGTACAGCAAGCCCGGGATGCCTGCGCGCCACAAGCCCGCCATGATCCGCTTCGCAGCGGAGAAGCTGGGGCTCCAGTTCACCGATCCGGGCTCCGCGCTGATCCCCGATGACCTCGAACTGAAGGACTTCAAGACCAAGGTCACCGTCGGCAGGTTCGCCAACAAGAACGGCTTGCCCTCATCCGAGGCCGACAAGATGGGCCCGGAGTCGCTGGAGGTCACCGTCGCGGACATCAAGACCGCCCTCGCGGTGCTCGACAGCATGGACGTGATGACCGAGGACGACCAGAACAAGGCTGACAAGATCCTGAAGCGGGTCATGGCCATGCGCGGCAGCGCCCTTCAGGACATGAACGTCGCTCTCGGCATCGCCGCCTACTACAAGGTGGGCCGCTCGCATGACGAGAAGCACAAGTCCAACTTCGGGTTCGCTGCTCGCCAGCACGACAAGCGCCGCAACAAGGCCATGCTCAAGCAGATGCTGATCGAGCAGATGGAAGGCCGGGAGCCCGGCTACTACGGCATCCCCGAGAACGAGGTCTGGTACGACGCCTACGACGAGAACGGCAACGGCATCGGGGTCAAGTACACCAACTTCTCCACGCTGACCCGGCCCAAGGTCAACAGCGACACCGATTCTGGAAACAAGAGCGCCTACGCCGACGAGGCCAAGCAGGCACTGGCAGAGGTCAGCGACTCCAAGCTCCCGGCATCCCTCACGGCGAAGGACTTGGCCAACTACCCCAAGTCCTTCCATGGCAAGGCCGGGACGATGACCCGGATGGAGTCCAAGGGTCCGGTCAGCTACCACGGCACGATCCACTTCAACTCCTACAACAACGAGCCGGGCGGGAAGCCGCACTTCAAGTACGACGACGGAGCAGGCGCAGGGTTCGCCTTCGGCCCGAACGATCTGGTCACCCTCGATGCTGACGTGACCAACACAGCTCTCGATGAGAACGTGGCTGCGGTCCTCGACGGTCCTTCCGTGCAGGCCTACCCCGTGACGTGGGTGCAGCCGAAGCCTTCCGAGCACCTGCCCAGCTACGTCGTGTCCAAGAGCGCGACCGAGATCAACGGCAGCGAGCACTCGATCTGGATCATCAACAACGGTGGTGCAGACGGCTACAGCTTCTCCCCGTTCCTGAACGGCTACCACGTCGAGCACGACAACCACGACAACCACTACCCCTCCGCTGGGGCAGCGCAGGCCGGTGCGGAGGAGTACCTCGCGGCCAAGGCCAACGTGCCTGATGCCGAGATCCCGCAGTGGGAGAAGGACCTGATGGACTGGTCCAACACCGTGGAGGTCACGACCAAGGTCAACGACACCCCCGGGTCCGTCGACCTGTCCAAGTCCATCCTGCCTGAGGAACAGCGTGGCCTCCCCGGTGATGGGCACGTCATGATCCACCCGGTCGACGGCAGTGAGCCGAAGCCTTCGTGGGGCAAGTACGGCGCTGGTGGTGTCGTGGTCACGGCCATGGACAATGGCGTCAAGAAGGTCCTCGTGGGCAAGCGTGGCGACCGGGATGAGTGGTACCTCCCCGGTGGTGCCATCGACCAGAACGAGACCGGCCTTCAGGGTGCGATGCGCGAGTTCTCCGAGGAGATCCACGGTGGCGAAGGCATCCTGAGCAACCTCAAGCTCGTTAGTGAAAACAAGGCCGTGATCGGCAAGATCTCCGGCACCGACAAGGACTGGACCTACTCCACCATCGTCACCGACCTCGGTCAGGTGCAGGACATCACAGCCCCCTCCTTCACTGAGGACTGGGAGCTGAAGGAGTACCAGTGGTTCTCCGCTGAGGAGCTGACTGCACTGGAGTCCACAGGGGCCCTGCACGCCGCGCTGTCTCACGGCAACCTCGCCAAGCTGGCCGGGTTCGAGACCGGCGACATGACCGTCCCCACCGCTGCCTACAGCAAGATGGGCCCCGACAACCTTGCGGAACCCAAGTACGACATCTCTGGCTGGACGAAGATCGCCGGAGACATCGGAGGGTCGAACCCCGGAGGCGTCTACCTCGACGAGAGCGGCAAGAAGTTCTATGTCAAGAAGGGCACTCCCGGGCACATGCACAACGAGGTTGTGGCTTCCGCCTTCTATCACCACTTCGAGGTCAATGCCAACGAGGTCGCCTTGGGCAAGGATGGGAACAAGAGCGACCGTTATCTCGTGAGTCCGTGGATCGAGAACGACGGCAAGGCACTGCCCAAGGCAATGGTCGGACAGGGCCCCACCGGCAAGGCGTTCCTCGCCAAGGTGCAGGAAGACTTCGCCATCGACGCATGGCTGGGCAACTACGACGTGGCCGGGATGGGCCCGTGGAATCTCGTTGCTGACAAGGATGGCAAGCCCCTCCGCATCGACCCGGGGGGTGCGATGGGGTACCGCGCCACGGGTGGCAAGAAGGACTGGTGGAGTGGAGACCCCACCGACATCGACGACATGCGCAACGGATCGACCAAGTCCCCCGGCTACTCCAAGCTGCCTCAGGTCTTCGGGTCGATGGATGACGAGGCTGTGGGTGAGTCCGCCAAGAAGCTGCTGAACATCACCCCGGACCAGATCCACACCATCGTCCACTCCTCCGGGTTCAGCGACGCCGAGAAGGCTGAGTTGTACGACACGCTGGTGGAGCGCCGCGCCAAGATCCTCGACCGGTTCGGGATCAAGGACGAGACCCCCAACGCCGCCGTGAACGCGGTGGCCACCATTCAGGCCCACAGCAAGGGACAGGGAGCCTTCAAGAAGGGCGAGGTCGCCCAGCTCAAGCAGACCGGCGAGAAGTTCACCATCACCGGCTCCAACAACGAGATCTCCTACGGCGAGACCTCCCCCGGCGTCTACGGGGCCTACCTCAACGACGAGCTGTCGGTGCAGGATGCTCCGTTCACGATCCCCGCTGGTGAGACCTACGCCTTCTCCAGCAACGACAAGGTCTACACGGTGGGGGAGAAGGTCAGCGTCTCCAACCCCGAGACCGAGAAGTTCAAGGACGCTGTCGTGCTCAGCGCTGACCCCTCCAGTGGACTGGTGGAGCTGGACTACGCCGACGGCACCCACGGCTTCGCGGACAAGACCCACGTCGTGAAGGCTCCCGAGCCGCTGGGCAGCAACAGGGTCCCCACTGCACTGCCGGATGGTTACAAGCCGGTTCCTGCTGGAGAGAAGATTCTCGCCAAGTACAAGGGCGCGGACATCTACGCGGTGACCAATGGGGACAGCGTCGACTACCACTACGGGCCGAACAATGGCTCCGAGTCGGGGACGGTCTTTCATGCTGGGGGCATTGACACGGCCTTCATCAAGGACCACAAGGCGATGTGGGACTCCTTCGACGAGGCTCCTGCTGCCGCGCCGGAGCCGATCCCCAGCTACCCCGAGGGGCTCAGCTTCACCCCGACGTACCAGCTGGCTGCGGGGGACAAGCTCTACTACAACTCTGACCAGTCGTCCATCACCATCGTCGAGGCCAAGGGGCAGGTGGTGCAGGTTTCTGCAAACCAGCCCAACGGCGACATGTACGGCGCACAGAGTGAGACGGCCAAGAGCATCAAGGAGTGGATCGCGGATCCGAAGAGCAGCTTCACTCCGGTGGAGGACGCCCCCAAGGCTCCCGACCTGCCCGCTCTGCCGTTCGTGTCCACCTACGTCCCCGAGGCGGGGGACCAGATGTACTACAACGAGGACGAGACCACTGTCTCGGTGCTCAAGGCCAACGGCGACGTGGTCCACGTCAGCGAGTTCAACCCCAACGGTCTCACGCACCCCAACGGCGACTCCATGAATGCAGTCATGAAGGACTGGTTCGCCGCCCCTGACAGCAGCTACCACCCGGTCCCCACTGGCACCCCGGACGCTCCGGCAGCCGCAGGCAACCCGGCACCGGCCACCATGCCCGACGGCTACGCCCCGATGCCCGAAGGCGCTCGGATCCTCGCCAAGCACACCAGCAACGGCAACTTCGTGGTCCGCCACGCCGACAACACCGCCCACTACTACTTCCCCGACGGCAAGGTGCAGGCTGCGCTGGCCTACCCCTCCGTCTTCGAGGAGAAGTCCGACAACTGGGATCCCTACGACAAGCCCGAGCCCGGCGTCTCCAAGAAGCTGCCGCCCATGACCGAGCTGCCGGATGGCTTCAAGAAGCTCCCGGCCAACGCCACCATCGTGGCCAAGACGGTCTCCCCCAGCCCCGCCTACGCCGTGGAGTGGAAGGGCAAGATCTGGTACTACAACCCCTCCGGAGCCGTCATGGACGCCGGAGAAGCTGGTGCGACCAAGCGGATGATCGAGAAGACCACCGACGGCTGGGTCATGTTCGAGAAGCCCAACGAGATCCTCGACAGCCCCAAGGCCGATGTGATCAAGGCCCCCGATAAGCTGCCCGCTGGTTACACCCAGCCCGCACCGGGATCGAAGTACATCGCCATGTACTCCGGAGCCTCCGGAGATGTTCATGCAGTGATGGGGGCCGACGGCAAGGTCTCCTACTTCTACGCCGACGGCAGCACCTATGAGCTGCCCGGGGACGGCGACGTGGAGGCCAAGAACCTCGCGAACACGGCCAAGTACGAGAAGAGCTGGTCGCTGTACGACGGCTACGACCTGCCGATGTCGGCCCCGAAGAAGAGCTTGCTGCCTGACAACTACCTTGCGCCCCCGGAGGGCTCCAAGGTCATCGCGGTGGACATGACCGGCAAGATCTACGCGGTCAAGCACCCCGACGGAACCATGAGCTGGGCCTACCCGTCCGGCTACAACTACGACCAGCCCGCCCACATCACCGAGCAGACGGTGCTGGGGAACACGCACAGCTGGAAGCCGGTCGACCCGAGCAACCCAGCCACGGTCATCGACGCCAACATCGATGGGGTCAAGGACCACAAGGGCTCCGTGCTCGCCGTCGGCGACGACGTCACGGTCGTGAAGTTCAACAAGGGTGGACTCTCCAACAAGGCCAAGGTCGTTTCGATAAACAAGGTGACCGGCAAGGTCAAGATCGTCCGTCTGGACGACAAGGGCAACCAGCTCTGGGGCTCGGACGGCAAGCTGGTCTACTCGACGCTGGACTCCAAGAGCCTTGGCAAGGCCGCACCCAAGGTGGTCTGGGACTCCTCCACAGGCCTCCCCAAGGGCGTCTCCATGAGCGAGGGCAACCCGGACAGCCCGATGTATGGCAAGCCCGCTCCCGTGGCTCCCAAGGCCCCTGTGAGCGTCGGTGACAGTGCAGGCCCAACCCCACTCGATCTGTCGCCTGACTTCATGGAGCGGGCGGAGAAGGCCTATGCCGCCTACCGGGCGAAGCACTCTCCCGTTCTCGACCCCAAGGCATTGAAGGACTCCTCCACTGCGTGGAACCCGATCAATCAGGCCATGCACGGGGATCAGGCCCAGCTGGACCACATCAAGACCAAGGGCTACTTCGGCGACGAGCCTGCGCTCTACGAGGAGATTCAGGCCTCCATCGACAAGCTGAAGGCCAGTTACTCCGAGACCATCCACGCCTACGAGGTGCAGAAGGCCGAGTACGAGGCCAAGCACACCGAGTGGCTACAGGCCAATGGACACGCCTTCTACACCCCACTGCACCACGACGATCCCAGCGTGCTGGCGATGTCGGCAGATGAGTCCGACAAGTACTGCAAGGCGAAGTGGGGAGGCATCCTCAAGACGTTGTCCCCGAAGGCCCAGAAGGGACTGGACACCCAGAAGAACGCTTCCAACTGGCAGACCTACCTCCGGAAGATGCCCGCCAAGCTGGGCTTCAAGAAGGCAGACATCGCTGAGCAGGCCAAGACCGACCCCTACTCAGCCAAGATGGATGTCTGGGAAGGCTGCAAGCAGGCCGCAGATGAGGCTGGTCCTGTGGGCGAGGCCTTCCGGGCTTCCCGGACGGTCTCCTTCGACCGGTTCGTGCGGAACGATGGCAGCCGGTTCAAGGAAGGTGACGATCTCAGGTCCATGATCGGATCCATCCAGAAGGATCACGGGGCCATGGAGATCGTTCCCGGCTCGATGGACCACGGAGGTCAGGTCGTCAAGTTTTACAACGTCTACGTCGACCTCGTGGTGCCTCCGGAGATGAAGGGTGTCTACACAGGGGCAGGTAGTGGGAACCACAACAACACCGGGGAAAACGGCATGATCATGGAGCCCGGTCTGGCCATGTATATCTGGGACGTCGTGCCTTACAACGGTTCCTACAAGGTGATGGCGTCTCTGATTCCCCCGGAGGTCTACCCCTACATGAACTACTTCGAGGGAGACCCGGACAGCCACAACATCGTCGAGCCCAACAGCCCGCAGGCTGCGGCCATGAACGGGATGAAGAAGGCCAACGAGATGAAGGCCGACTACGAGGCTGCCATGGCCCTCTACAAGGCTCAGAAGCTGCCGAAGGAGTCCCCTGCGATGGTGGAAGCGGAGAAGCTGAAGTCGGAGTACGAGGCCCTGATGGCGAAATACGCTTCGGTAGGCGTATCAACGAAGTGACAGTGCAGACAGGAGCACCGATGAGCAGCACGGCCCCACCCGGCCCGAACACCCAGCCGACGCCCGAGCAGATGGCCATGATCGAGGCCATGCAGCAGCCGTTCGAGCTGGTCCGCAAGGGCGCTGAGCGCTACGACGGGCTCGACCGCACCAAGCAGGGCACGTGGCGTGCGATCACCTCCCACGGGCTCCCCATGGGGCTGGCGTGGACCGACTGGGAGAACGGCTTCGACGTCCGTCCCCTGCACGACGGGGCGGTCTCTGTCCGACTGGGCAAGTACCCCGAGCACGCCAAGGCCGTGGGGGTCACAGCGTCGTGGGCGTTCACCACACTGGAGGAGTACATCAAGACCTTCGACCCGACCGACGAGGTGGCCATGGGTCCGGACCAGAGGGGACCTCTCTCGGGAGCAGCGGACTATAGCGGAGATGTCCCAAGTTATGGTACCTTTGTTGATACCGAAGAGGACTAGCAGAAGGGAAGGATCACAGTGCCACTGAAGCCTGAGTACGACGGCGACGCCATGAAGGCACCGGGTGCCTTCCTCGCTGTTTCCAAGAACAAGAAGACCGACGAGGTCCTCGGTCTCTACGTCATCTGCGATGAGGGCAACTTCATCCGGGGCAACGGTCTGTGGATCACCGCCACAGGGAAGGCCCTGTACCAGCTGCACGGCTCCCAGCTCATCCCGATGGACCCCGCGTTCATCGACACCTTCGACGAGATGGACAAGACCGGGCGGAAGCCCACCGATGACGAGATCACCGACGGCAGCAAGGTCACGGCCACCGCGTAGTTCCTGAAACAAGTCGAGCCCCTTCCCCTGTGGGAGGGGCTCTGCTGTGTCCTTGGTCCGATCTTCTTCAGCATGGATCAGTTCGTAGTCGTACCGGGGCCGAGGGGTGACCGCTTCGTCGAGCTGTCCCACACCGCCTCAGGGCGTGTTTTCCGAAAGCAGATCCTGCACTTCGGACAGCTGAAGTACCCCGGCGTCAAGGGCGGCTCGGTGCAGGTCGACCAGAAGTTCGCCGACACCCTCATCGCCAACTTCGCCGCAGGCGTGGCCGACATCGTTCAGGTCCCCAAGGTGAACGGCGACAACGAGCACACCGAGGATCCCGACCGGAACATCGGTGAAGTCATCAGGCTCTACAAGGCCGACGATGGCGTCTACGTCGACATCGACGTCCGTACCGACGATGCGGACAAGGTGGGCAAGACCCTGCTGGGGGCTTCCGCCATGCTCCACCTCGACTACATGGACACCACGAGCGGCGAACGGGTGGGTCCGACCCTCCTGCACACCGCCATCACCAACCGGCCCTATGTGACCAATCTCAAGGGTTTCGAGGAGGTCATCGCTGCCTCGCGCGGTGGGGCCGATCTTGATAAGCAGGTGCTGGTGCTTACTCCGGCAGACAACGAGGAGAACTTCATGACTCTGGAAGAGACGCTCGCCGCTCTCAAGGCCGACCACGGCATCGACGTGACCGCCCTTCAGGAGAAGGCCGCGCTGGCAGATGCGTCTGTCGCACTGAGCAACAAGATTCAGGAAGAGCTGGTCGGTACCGGCCTCCTGACCCTGAGCAACACCGACGAGACGGTCTCTGCTGAGGTCCTCATCGGTGCCGTCGCAGAAGCCGGGAACAAGATCGTCGCGCTGACCGCCAAGGTCGACACGCTGGTCGAGGCTTCCGCCAAGAGCGCCGCCGAAGCCGCAGTCGAGGCACTGGTCCTCTCCGGCCACATCCTCCCGAAGAACCGTGAGGCCATGGTCGAGCTGAAGCTCTCCAACGCCGAGCTGTTCGACAAGGTCCTCCCGGAGAAGCCGCTCGTCAAGCTCTCCGCAGAGGGTGGCGTCGAGACCACCGACGACGCGCACGACAAGACCGTGGAGGACGAGATCGCTCGCCTCAGCGCGGTCGCCGACAAGCAGACCGCCGCGTACGTCCGCTCGTAGTACTCAGACCCGACCAGAACTCTCAGAAGGAGAACACCAGAAATGACCACCGAATACTACGGAAACTCGATGCCCGGTGCGGGCTTCGTCACCTCCGACACCACTGTCGACGACGAGCTGATGTACTCGATGGTCGGCTACACGCAGAAGGGCGTCACCCTGAAGCCGGGGCAGGGCGTGCTCCTGCTGGGCACCTTCATCAAGCAGGACGCCGGTTCCAAGATGTACGTCAAGACCGCTGGCACCGACGGTGAGGGTGTGCTCCGCAAGACCACCAACACCGGCTCCGACGTCAACGGCCAGCGCTGGCAGGGCAACATCGTCCTCACCGGCCTCCTGAAGCTCGACAAGGTCTCGGCAGCCAACTCCGGGGTCACGCTGACCTCGGTGCTGGGTGCGCGGGTCAACACCGTGCTCGGTTTCTTCAAGTTCTGAGCAAGGACCTCTCCCGGTCGGGATTCTGAGGTGATGGAAGGGCCCCGGCCCTTCCTGATCCTGAGTAGCTCGGAAGGCCAACTCAATCCAGATCAGGCAAGTGACCGGTAACCAATCCGGGCCGCAGATCGGGCACCTAAGCCGGTGTCGCTGACTTCCCAGAAACCACTCTGGCGCGACGAAAGGACAACTTCAGTGCCCGAGATCTCTCTGCTCCAGCCCACGGTGCTCCGTGGTGTCGTCGAGCGCTTCACCGCTCCTGAGTCTCTGGAGATGCTCAGCCGCGTCCCGCAGACCCCCCACCCGTTCCCGACGGTGCAGTGGGAAGTCATCCGTGGCTCCCGCGCCATCGCTCGCCCGAACGTCCCGAACAGCGAAGCACACATCGTGCCGCGCCTCGGTCGCTCCAGCCAGAGCGCGGCCTTCGTCTACCTTCGCGAGAAGAAGGTCTTCGAGCCCACCACGCTCCACTGGCTGCGCCAGTCGGCCAACTCGGTCTCCGAGCTGGCGAACACCCGCGCTGAGGAGTCGGTGCTGCGTGAGGTCAAGGACCTCAACCAGCGCTTCGACAACTTCGCCGAGTACCTGATCTGGCAGGCCTGCACGGGCACCCTGACCCTCGACTACCCGGACGTTCAGGCGACCGTGGACTACAAGTTCCTCCCGTCGCACAAGGCGTCGGTTGCGGGCTCGTGGGCCACTGCCACCCCGGGAGCAATCGTCGAGGACATCCGCGCCCTCAAGCGGCTGATCACCCGCGACGGTCGGGTCCCGGCTGTCGATGCGTACGCCACGGAGAAGACCATGACGTACATCTTCAACGCCTTCGCCAACACGGGCGCGGCTTCCCCCGGCACTGCCGGTGGCATCCTGCTCTCCGACCGGATGAAGGACCAGTACTACCAGAACGGCATCCTCCCGGGCTTCATGGGCCTGAACTGGAAGCCGCAGGAGGCCGTGTACGACGGCGCAGGCGCTGCCTACACCGCATCCCCGACCATCCCCGCCGCCGAGCAGCGCTTCTTCGCTGACGACGCCCTGCTGATCGGCAACTTCACCGAGAACCGCCCCATCGAACTCTTCATCGGCCCCACCGCCGACGACGAGGCCCCGGACGGCTACACCGGCAAGTTCGCCAAGACGTGGAAGGACAAGGACCCGTCGGCCCGTCAGTACCTGCTGGAGTGGAACCTCCTGCCGGTCATCACGAGGCCGGAACAGTTCGTTTATGTCAGCGATGTTACGCCGGGCTGATCTGGTGATCACAGCTAAAGTGTGCTAAACTCTCCTGCATGGAGAGACGTGCATGGTTGGACTCAGAGGTCGAACTTCTTCGGAAGTCGGCCTCTGAGTCATTTCTGAAGGATCTGGCGACCGAACTGGATCGCCCGGTGAAGATGGTCCGCTGGAAGCTCAATCAGCTGGGTCTGAAGGCCAAGGACGCCCGGACAGGCAACACTGGTCGTCCCGTGTCGATCTGGACTGCTGAGCGGCTGGAGCACCTGAGAAGGCTGGCCCCCACGATGTCAGCAGCCCACATCGCCGTGGGGCTGGGAGTCACCGAGAAGCAGGTGAGGACCGCCCTGTTCGAGCACGGGATCGAGGGTCGAGGTGTTTCGAGAAAGCAGACTCCTGAAGAGGTGAAGGCTCGGACAGCTCCCCTGAAGGGCCGGATCAAGGTGGACCGGAAGGCATCTCGTACCTGCTCCCGCTGCGGGGAAGAGAAGCCGGTCTTCCAGTACCCCAGTGAGTCCACGGTGGAGAGCCTGCTGTGTGAGGAGTGCCGGAAGAAGGCTCGGGCTGAACGTCATGCTGCGCTGACTCCTGAAGAACGTCGGCGGATGAACCTTCAGCAGAGAACCAATCGCCATGGCCTGTCGAGGGAGACCTACACAGCCCTGTTGGAAGCACAGAGTTACTCCTGCGCCGTGTGCCTGACTCCGTTTTCCGAAACCAGATCACCTGCGATTGACCACGACCACAAGCACTGCTCAGGAGTATCGGGGTGCGCCCAGTGCATCAGGGGGCTGGTCTGCACAAGATGCAACACAGCCGTGGGGTGGGCGGAGACCTTCCACGCCTCTCCCGAGTACCTTGAGGCCATCGCTGCCTACCTGTCCAAGGCCGATCTTCTGTAGTGACTACCGGGAGGCAACGATGAACAGGTTCGTGCTGGACCTCGAAGCCTTCCGGGGCGACTCGTTTGACAAAACAATCCGGATCAAGGACAAGGCAACCCGGCAGCCCATCGACCTGTCCGGCTCGACATGGGCAGCACAGGCCCGCAAGGATCCCGACGACGTGGAGCCCATGTTCACCTTCGAGGTGGATGTCACCAATGCTGCACAGGGGGAGCTGACCTTG